TGGGTTCTATTTACTTTATGCGTAATGCTGATTGGATTTGTAAGACTGGAAGTAAAGTGGATAAAAGAGAAACTTATGACGGTGCTATGATTTATGACCCGCTTAGTGAAGGAACAAACGGATTACATTTGAATGTAGCCGCCTTTGATTTTGCCGGTCTTTATCCGTCAATGATGATTGCTCGCAATATTTCTTTTGAAACTAAAAGCGAAGAACCGACAGAGTTTGCAGTTAATATCGCAACTCCAAGAGACTTTAGCCCTGTAACAAGAAAGCATATGTTGTATTACAAAACAGATAAATTGGGCTTATTGCCAAGAGCAGTTCTTGAATTGAAAGAGTTGCGAAATGAATATAAGCGTCTTATGCGAGATGCAAGAGAGGCCGGAAACGATTCGGAAGTAGTTAAGTGGAATAACAATCAAATGGCTGTAAAGCGATTAATGGCATCTTTTTATGGCATTGTTGCATTTCAAGGGTTTGGTTGGGCTGATGTTAATTTAGCCGCAAGCATTACTGCAAGTGCTAGAGAAGCAATTAGACTAGCGGCGTTTAAGGCTAAGGAGTTGGAAGTATGATTGAATACAGTTTAGGATTAGTAACAGGCTATGTAGTGGCTAAAGCATTAACTCCCCATTCTCCCAGTTTATTAACTGCTAAGTATCATATTCATCATTGGATATGGGCAACGGCAATATTAGTTATTATGATGTATGTAAGATTAGATACGGATTCTTTAATAGGTATTATTACAGGAGTAGCATTACAAGGCCTATCATATGATAACTGGTCTATAAAAAGAAAGGAGATGAAAGTATGAGATGTGGAAAGATAATATATCCTAATGCTACGGTTGCTCATCAATATATGCTAAAAGAAAAGAAAGATGGTGTTAAACTTAGTTACTATTATTGCGAACTATGTGAGGGCTACCATTTGACGAGAATGACACCAAAAGCACAGGAAGCCTTCAAGAAGAATGTGTTAAATGCTCACAAACTGAAAAAGAAGAAACTTGAAGAAATCAAAATGGGGCCTTTTGAACCACTATATGAGGCTTGGAAGGAGATTGAAGATTTTTATAAAAAGGAGATGAATAAATGAAACTAATAGAAAAATGGATAGTAGAAGCAATTGAAGAACTTTCTTCGCCTTTTACTGTGGATGAAGTAAGAGATAAAATAGTCTCTAAGAAAGGCCTAAGTAAAATGATTGGGAGTAATACTCAAATAGCATCGTATTGTAAAAGACATGCTTATTGGGTGAATACTTCAACATACCGGAGGAAATGATATGTCAAAAATAAATACTTTTATGAAAAAATGGATTAGAGAAGCAATTGAAGATTACCCTGAGCCTTTTACTTCAAAAGATATATTCTATGCTGTATTAGATGCAAGAACAAACAACAGTCATTATATTACGAATATTTATTCTGTTGGTATGTATCTTTCTCAAATATGTAGAAAGGAAAGAAAAGGAAAAGTAAATTTATATTGGAGGAAAGAAAATGAAAATTAAATATGTAACAGTTAAAGTATCGTATGATACAGAAGAGACTTGGGATATTACTTTACAAGAAGTAAAGGAAATATTTCAAATGATGAATAACTTGAAGCGTCATGCTATTATTGTTGATATTGAACAAGGTATTAATGATAACGGTAAAATGTTAGAATATGAGGACTAGTGTTTATTATGATGATGGACAGAACAAATGAGTTATTAGAAGAATTGCTGGCTATGATAGCAAGAAGTAATAAGATATTGATGATGGTAAATATCGTGAACATAGCAACCATTATAACAATAATTACGGTGGTAATATGAATACAGAATTAGAAAAAATAAATAAGAAAATTAAGATGCTTGAAGATGAATTGTCTGACTTATATAGGGAGAATCTAAAACTCCGTCAAATATATGCGGCAATTCAAGAATTACAAGAACTACATGACGCACCTGCGGCTAAGTTCACTTATTATTTGGGGTGAAACTAATGGAGGAAAAGGATTGGAATTTTAAGATTTATAATCCCTTTACTATGTTATTAGGTTTTATTTATAGAATTGTAATTAGAGACTTGGGAGATTTTTTCAAGGGAGTAAAAATGATTCTGGAATTAGATGTTGGGGAAAACCCAAAGCCTAAACCAAAAAAAGAAAATGTTTGGGAGAAAGTAAAATGAAAGTAGTATATGGACATACTGATTCAATCTATGTTCAAATAGATTCTGTTGAAGAAGCGCAAGAATCTATTAAAGAGATTGAAGCATCAGTAAGAGAACATTTTCCTAATGTAATGGGTCTTGAACAGCACCCTGTTGTATTAGAGTTTGAAAAGTATTACTCCGCATTAGGTGTTGGAACAACAAAGAATAGAAATGCTGGTATGATTACTTGGGATGATGGAGAATGGTTAAAAGAACCTAAGTTCACAATGACTGGATTTACAGCCAAAAGAGTGAGTGAAACTCCTTTTGCTAAAGAGATTCAAACAAGCGCACTTAAACAATGGGTGAATCAAGAGCCGTTGGAAAAGATAAACATTAGGTTATTCAACCTATATACTTCTGTATTGAAAGGAGAGATACCCGTATCTTCCCTAATCAAAAGAAGTAGATTGAAGAGTGACAGATTTACAGTAAAGTGTAATGAATGTAATTCTAAGTATGGATTGCATGAATGTTTAGATATTAAATGGTGTTTGAAGTGTGGAACAGATACAAGTCAATTTGTTACATTACAAAATAAAAGACCAAGCGTAGGTTCAGGTATTGCCGGTGTTCTTTACGCTAAACAAAAACATAACATGGAGTTTGATGATTCGTATTTATTTATGAAAGTTAAGCATAACGATACATTCATAAACCCATTGACTAAGGAAGAAAAGGTGGTGGAATATATGTCCGGCACAACCTATGAAGACTTTGATAATTATGAGCCGGATTGGGAACACTACGCACAACAGGTCTTGAAAAAGGCCGAGCCGATTTATCGAGCGATGAATTGGGATTTATCAAGTATAAGAACAGGAAAATTACAAACAAAATTAGAGGATTGGTTTTAAAATGGAAGAAGATGAAAAATATAATGCAGTAATTTCTGCTATGAGCGAATATACCTATGACTGGAAACCGGAGAATTATGATGACCCTTCGATGCCAATACTGAAAATAACTAAGTCTTCTCTTGGGAGTTTTGATTGGTGCAATAAAAAGTATGACTTTTCATACATTCAAAGATTACCTCAAGACCAAACGGAGGCTATGCGTAAAGGAACGGTTCTACATAATCATAGAGAGGACTTTTTTAATGACTTTGACATCAAGAAGGCAGAATCAATGACTCCCGATGAAGTCGGAGAATACATTACAGAAATGACGCCCATTGATGAATACTATGATATTTCTTTGAACATAGCATCGTTTGAAACAAACCGCTACTTAGAATCGAGGGCAGAAAATAAGACAGAAGAATACTTACCTGTATGTAATGAAGGAAAGTTTGATGCTGAAATAACAATAGCAAAAGACACTAATCCTAAATTCCCTTTAAAGAGAGATTACAAGATTCACATTCAAGGAATCATTGACCGAATATTTATGGAAAATGGAGGATATGTTCCTTTTGAGTTTAAAACAGGGCCGTGGAAAGATTATAAAGGAACAATGATGCGAAAAGAAATGGCATTCTATCAGTTGCTTATTGAAAATGCGGAAGATGAAGTATTGATTAAGAATGGATTACAACCTAATGTTCCTGTTACACATTGGGGTTGGTATTATCCTGTTTCAAACTATGTCTTTGCTCAACCTGTAAAGACTCGTTCAATGACTTCTGTTATGAATAATATAGCAAAGTTGATTTGGGCATATGAGCGTAAGCAATTCCCGACAAAGTTTTTCTACAAGACTTGTTCTTTTTGTAGTTTCTTTGGAATATGTGATGCGGCACAAGAAGATACATGGGTGTGATTAAATGGATAATATACATAAAATTGCTCAAGACGCAATAACAATTTTACTACATCTTGGCAAACATGATGATGATATTAAGGGATATGCAGAAGCCCTGCTGGATAGATTTGAGGCGATAAAATATGAATGATGAAATAATTAAATTGAAAGTTTTAGCAAAGGCTTGGACTTTTACTGAAATATCAAATCTTAAAAAGACAATAGATAGTCTTTGTAATGATATTTATAGTGAGTCTAAACTAAGTGAAAGGTTTGAATTAATAAGAGAAACAAAAATAAATGAAGGTTTTGTAGGACATACTTTTGAAGATGTCATGCGAGATGCAATTAAAATAAAACTCTCTGGTGAAATAGCCGGAGTAATTAGAAGTATGTTAAATACAGCAACAGTAGATTTTAAGGGGAATGAAAATGAAATATCCGAGAGAAGTATGGGCGGGGAGCCACATAAAGAACGCACCACAAATGAAAAGAAGAGTAGTCTTGACGAGAGATGAATATGCTGACTTTGTTAATGTTCAAAATAATAGAACTAATGTATATACAACAGTATATGACTTTGAGCATTTTTCGGAAACGGCAAAGATAGATTCATCAGTAGTATTAGATAGAATATTTCTTGATTTTGATGCACACGGAGAAAGAATTGAAAAAGCCTTTAGAGATGTTAAAGTAATAATGGAATTGGTTTTAGAACAAGAATTTGAATATACATTATTTTTTTCAGGTCGTGGTTTTCATATGTTTATCTTTGGAGAAATAGTAGAAGAAATGAGAAGTATTCAGTATTTCTTTAGAGAGATAAAATCATATTTGATTTCAAAGGTAGGTAATGACATCACTCTTGATGATAGGGTCGGACAAAAGACTCGGCTAAGAAGAGTGCCAAATACTGTAAATATGGCTTCGGCTGATAGTAACGGTAATCCTTACTATTGCATACCTTTGCTCGAAGAAGACCTTTCAAAAGACATAAGCCACATTCTTTCTTTAGCATCAAGTATGCGCCTTATTCCTTTCCGAAAGGGTGGCAAAAAGAGGGTCAAGTTTCCCGATGCGCCCCCTATTGAAGAGGTTGAAGGCGAGGTTTCAGTGCCTCAATATACTGGAAAATTACCAATACTGCCCTGTTTGCATAATGCTATCATGGTAGAGAATCCTTCTCATATGGCAAGAGCATACCTTGTTTCTTGGTATAGAGATTTATTAACACAAAGAAGAAAACTAACAACAACAGAACAAAAGCAACAAGTATTAGATGTAATAGTATCAGAAATAAAAGACTTAGTAGAAAAGAATGAAGGAATATGGCTAGACTGGAATGAATATGAAACAAGAAAACATGCACGATTTACAGTGTTTGGTAGTTATAAAACACCACATTGTAAAACTGTGCTAATCCCCGATGGGTATTGCGTGGGGAAGTGTTGGCGATACCCGACCTTTTTAGATAAGGAGGACTAATATGTTAATTATAGACAGTAGAGAAAAAGAAGGCTCGAAACTGGTGAAACTGGTAGAGAGTAAAGCGAAGGCCCTTAATATTCAAACAGAAAAGAAGTGGCTTGAAATAGGAGATTATGTATTTGATGATGTTTGTTTTGAAGCAAAATCAACAACTGACTTCTTAGGTTCAGTAATAAGTAAAAGGCTTTGGACTCAAATAGACAACATGGATAGGCACTACAAAACAAATGTAGTTATTATCTATGGCACTATTGAAGAAGCCATCTTCAATACCAAGAAGTATTCAAAGGCCAACATACAAGAACCCGCAAGAAGTATTATGTTAAACAACAAGTTTTTGGGTGCAATAGGAAGAATTACATTAGATACTGATGTAAAGGCTTTTTGGGTTCCGACCGAAGAAGAAGCATCTCTAATTATTACAGCAATATGTAAAATGAAACCGATACAAAGAGATGTAATAAGACCCGAAGTATTCAAAAGAGTTACTACGGATGATTTAAGACTTGATGTTCTCACAAGTATTAAAGGTGTATCAATAAAGAAAGCCAAACTCTTGATTAAAGAGTATGGTTCCGTAATGGAAATAGGAGAACAAACAGAAGAGGAATTACAGTTCCTTGAAGGCATTGGCTTAGTATTAGCCTCTCGCATTCTAAATACTTTAAACTCAGAAAAGAAGGTGAAAATATGAATGATGAATATGATGAAGAATATGAAAATGAAATCTTTGAGGATTACAAACAAGCAAATGCTGTTTTTCAACAAAGCCTTCCGGCTGTTGTTCGGCAGTTTCAAAAGTCAGCGATGAACATATCGCACTATAATGAAACTCCTGCTGTAATTAGTTTCTTTACAATACTTGGGCAAGTCTGTAAAGATTTCATAGCAATTCCTTATGAAGAGGAATATGAAGATAGTAGAATACATTTTCTACATATTCAAACATCTGGAACTGGTAAGACTACATTATCTAATTTTGTTCAGCCTATCGCAAGAAGTGTATTTGAAAAGATAAATGCAAAACAAAAGCATCCTTTCAATATGAATGTAGAAGTTCCTGTAAAAGACGAAAATGGTAACATTGAAAAAGACGCTGACGGTAATCCTATATTGCACTATGCAAGAAAGAAGTTTGATGTATTTTCTGTTCAAGTAGCAACATCAGCCGCACTTGTTGGGCATTATGCAATACAAGATGAAATGGAAACTGATGATAACGGAAACTCTCGTATGACTGGGCATAAGATTTCAGTTAAAATGAATGGTGCTTTAGAAGGAAGTGGTTTAGCCCATTGGGATGAGTTTGAAAGGTCTGGTATTTTTAGCCCTAATTCTCATCAAGTAGATATGGTTGTATTTCTAAATACTATGTTAAATACACTACACGGTGATTCTTGGGTAATGAAGAAGCAATTGAAAGAAGGAGATATTGTTGAGACATTTGGAGAGCGTTCTGTATTGGCTATGACTTATCCTCCAACTGAACTAAACAGAATTATGACAGAAACAGGACTACTTCAAAGAATGCTTTGTTATATTCGAGAAGTTCCTGAAGCAGTTCAACATAATATACGAAAGAAAAAGATTGGTAAGTTTGGTAAGTTTAAGGATAGACAAGGCCCAATGGATAAGTTTTCGGATGAGTTTATTAAAATGTATGATTTGGTATTAGAGAGATATGAAGAAAAAAAGAAAGATGGTAAATCAGAGATTGAAACTAAATGTAACATGATGACTTATACCGAGTCAGCAAATAACTATTTAGATTTAGAATATGAGAACATGGTTGGCTATATTAACGATTGTGGATTGTTTGTAAGAGAGGTAGCAAACTTGTTTATTAACAGATTGTATATCACTACTTCTAAATTAGCAGTATTGTGTGCAGTTGCTCAAGCACCTTACATTAAAGATAAATCAAAGAGGTTTGAAGTTACGGGGCAAAATGTTAGACAGGCAGGGGCTATCACCCGACAATGTTATATGTCACTGGTAGAATGGCTTGAACGGAGCCTAAAGGAGAAGCGAATGACTTCTCCAGTTTTCAATACAAAGCCATTTAAAGAGAAATACGAAGAGATGGCGAAAAAGACAGAAGATGGTTGGGTTAATCGAAAGTTGTATATTGCTCAAATGTGTAAAGTAATAAAGAAGTCAAACTCTCAAACCAACTTAATTTTTAAGGATAAAGTCCAACAAAATTTCGAACATACAAAGATAAGTAAATCAAATTACATTAAACTAAAGGAAGTGAAAAAATGAAATACGAAAATACATATGTCGTCTTTGACATAACGAAAGGGCCTAAAGTAATAATTGAAACCTTAGATACTTACGGTGATGAAGGTTGGGAATGCACAAGTATGCTATCAGTAGCAAACACAAACATTGTCGCCTTTTTGAGCCGAAGAATCGGCGGAGAAGAACCCGTTGATGAAGAAAGTGCAAAGATTTCAAAACTTTGGTCTAACGGTTCGTGATGTTTATGTCGGTATTAGCATTAGATATTGAGACTAAAAACATGTCACATGAGATTGGCGGTTTTGCCAATACTCATATGTTTCAAGTATCAACTGTTGCTACTTGGGATGGAAATACAGGAACCGTTTATGTTGATGAACCAGTAGATACCTTCGCAAAAAGCGGTCATGTAGTTAAGTCTCTACAAGAACTTAAATATGATTTAGACGACCACTTTCAAAAGGGAGGCCAATTACTCGGTCATAACATCGTAGCGTTTGATTTGCCTATTCTTAGAGATTCAATGGATATTTATTGTATTCATAAGTATTTGAATGATGAACAATACATTGATACTAGCAAAGATTTACTCAAAGGACACGGTGAAAGATTTCAATTAAAGAACTTAGTTAAATGCACTATGGATGATGCGAAACTCATGGATAGTGCAGATGCACCTAAGTTATGGAAAATGGGAAGGTATGACGAAGTAGTAGAGTATTGTATGAAAGACACACAATTAGTATATGATTTGTGGGGATATGGAAAAGAGAATGGTATTGTAAAAGCATTCTCTATTGAAAAGGAAGAATTTATAGATTTAGGAGTTGATTGGTAATGTCCACAGCAGAATGGTTTGGCCTATTTGTTTTCTTAATAATCGTTTCATTGTTATTCTTCGCAGCATTCGGTGGTTCTAATATCACCGAACAAAGCGTTGATGATTACATTAAGCGATTGCTTGGGGATGACAAAGAAGGCGAGCGAAAATGAGTTTAAAACAAACTTGTAAGCGTTGCGGTAAAGAAACCCTTGCGAAGCGTATATTAGGGTTTTATGTTGGTTCTAGCGACCAAGTTAAATTATGGGAATGTAGGGAGTGTTTCGCTATTTGGAGCGTAAAAACACAATAAAATTAAATTGGGGTAGGTTGGCCTTCGGGTCAGCCTATCCCCTTTTTTTATGGATTTTTTTTCGCAAAACCAAGTTAATAGTTTTCTTCATTTTTTATTGAGCGTGTGGTGTAATGGATAGCATTTTGGCCTTCTAAGCCGAAGATACGGGTTCGATTCCTGTCACGCTCGCCAATCAATTAAACATATCTTCTGATAAAAACCAAAACATTGTAAATCCAAACATAAAACTAATAATAAAAGAAAATAATAATTCTATCATAACTATCAACACATTTCGCAATAAATAATATGACCAAAATACATAGATAAAGGATAACTTATTACAATAATACCAAGTGCTATATTTCTAATTAGTTCTTCTTTAGACATAGTAATCACGGAACTAGCATAACAACATTAGTATATGTTGTGGTAATGGTGTTTGTATTTGTTCCTGTTACAGCCAGTGCAAAAGTGTAATTAGCAGGAGGTAGCCCTTGAGCCGCACCTGCCGCTACAGTAAATACTGCATCAAAATCAGCAGAACTAGAACTAGTAGTTGAAATAGAAACCATGTTTAACGGGTCATCTACTTCTGTAATAGACCAAGCATAAGCCGCAGCATTACCTGTAAATGAAGAATTTAATTTTAAAGTCATTGTATATCCTCCCGAAACTCCACCAACTAATTCAACACCACCAGTAAAAGCATGATTATGTGTAGTAGCATTAGAACCACTTGAGTTTTCTACTTTAGTGTAACAATTGTCGTTTCCGTTTTCGTCTTCAATTAAAACATTTGAAACATCCGGCTCACCTCTCGTTGGATAAGCACCAAAACCAAGAATAGAATAACCAAAACTCATTCGTCATTCCCCGCAACAATATCGTAAAATAGTTTAATTCCAACTAGTCTTGCTACTCCTGTTTGAGTAGATGAACCAGTATCATTTGATAATTTAAAATAAGTAACTGTATCTACTGCGGCGTTTCCTATTGTTAAACCACCGCATACAGCACCAACATTCAAATCATTACTTGTTCCACTATGAGCAACTCCCGCCGAAACACTAGCAGAAGGATAGGCGGTATTTATTACTCCGCTATTGGCAATACTTGTGCCAGTTAAATTCCATTCGACATCTCCTGTATTTGTTCCAGTAACAGTCCAAAATGGCTGAAAGTTCACTGCTCCTTCATTCCATGATTTAGGAAAAGCAACAGTAAATTGAGCGTGGTCGTCAGCATCAGCCGCAAAATCTAATACTTGTAATTCCGGCCTACCTGCGGTCATTTCAACTAAAACCAAATTAGCACAACCGGCAGTTGTAGTTGGAGTCATAGAAGAAGCGGGAATCCAAATTGTATGTTTTCCTGTTAATAGTGGGCCTGTTGCCCCGTTTGTCAATTGAATATCATTACCTGCATCATTGGTAAAATACAGTTCATTTGGAGTAGCAGTTTTAGTCCATAATTGGCCGTAAGCCGCAGTATCAGTATCAGCACTTGCTTGTTCTTTTAGAGTAATTGCACCTTCTACTGTTAATTTAGTTTTAGGTGTATTGAGGCCAATTCCTACTTTATCAGCAGAAGCATCAACAAATAATAAATTAACATCCGAACTACCTTCACATCTAAAATCTATATCATCGGCTTGTTCATTAACTACTACATCTCTTGTAGCCGACCTTAATCTCATAAACTCCGTAAGAGCACCCGCTTCTATTAAATTAAAAGTTATATGCCCGTCTTCGCTACCATCGGTTGTATCATCCATACCTGCTTCTATTGTAGCATAATTTACTTCTTGAGGTGTGCTATTATCATTTTCACCTCTAAAAACAATTTGCCCTATTAAATCAGCATCATCAATATCAGCCGCCGCATCAGCACCATTTCTAAATAAAACCAAATTAGGTGCTGATGTAGTAGAACTTCCTAAAGTTCCTTCAAGAAGTAAATGGTCGCCGGAACCGCTATCGGTAACATGTAACTTAGCAGTTGGTGTATTAGTTCCAATACCAACTCTACTTACAGAAGAATCAATTCTCATAATTTCAGTAGAAGCCCCACCATCATTTGCTTTAAAAATAATATCTTTATCCGATACTTTACCCTCAATAGTTACATCTCCCGAAGCAGAAGATTCAATTGATAATGCTTCTGTATAAACTGTTCCTCCGCCATTATACGCAATACTTAAACTGTTTTCTACTTTATCAGTTGTTAAGTATTGAACAAGTCTATTTAGCCCAGAAGTAGTTGAGGAATATTCATAAATAGCAATAATTGTATCTCCTACGGTATAGTCAGGAACTTTATTCGCTGCTACCGGCTTCCTTACTAATATAAAGTTATTTATGTCAATTACAATCATATGATAGCCTTTATCATATGTTGTAATTAATTCACTTGCCCCGTATGTAAAAGAAGCGGCAGTAGTTCCTGTTTTGTATTGAGCAGTATATAATTTACCATCTCTCAAATAACTTCCAGCCCCCACAGTTACAGTTGTTCCATCAGAAGATTGAGTAATATCGAAATCATTTGTGTTATTTCTAACAACAATGTTTTGTCTTGCCATTTGAGAAAGACCTTTAATTAAACCTGTATGGGGAAAATCCGAAGCGTCTGTAATTGCGGCTAAAGAAGTTCCTGTTCCTGCGGTTGATATTTTATGCGGGTTTTGTTCTGTTGCTGTCATCTTATTCCACCTCTATCACTAAAAAGATTTCTAATAGTTCATTAGATGCAAATGGGCCAACTCCTGCAAAATTAACTCTTGAAATCATAATATCATCAGTTCCGTCACTTAAAAAATTATTCTCATTTGCCCCAAAACTTGCTTCTCTAATAACTTTTCCTGTAATATTTGCACCTTCTACGGATAACTTAATTTCTATTACATTATCATCGGAACGAGTCGCTACATATTGAGAAGTAGATATGCTTAATGGCACATCTAAAGCAGTTGCGGCAGGACTTGTTGAATTACCACCTAATCCTACATCTCCTTCGGCATCGGCATCATTTACTATTGCTACTATGTATTCTGCAAGTTTGTTTCGTAATAGGTCAGTTATCAAAATTCTTCCTCCACTAAGTCAGTATAGACGATTGAAGCCCCACCTGTAAATCCAAGTGGTGCGGTTCCGGTATTTAACGCTGTCGTGAAACCAAGCGTCATTGAACCTGTTGTTGTTCTTTTACGAACTAATAGTCGTAATGGTTTAATTTTAATGGTTTCTAAAAAGCCAAGACCAATATTTAATTCATTACTTGTATTGTTTTGTTGAGTTTGGGCAGTATCTACATCAATAGAAAGTTCGGAAAATCTATCTTCCATATTAGTAGTGTATTTTCCTAATTCTAATTCCATTAGCCCTGTAATAGAATGAGTTATCTCCAAAACTAAATATTGGTTTCTAGGAATGTTTTCTTGTTTTATTTCAACATCTACAATATCTCCGACTTTAATTTGACTAATATTAGCATGTCCAACTTTAATTTTAAGTTTCTTATTATCTGCTTGATGTAGTCTAAGTAATTCTTTCGCCCTTGTATCTACTTCTTCTTGGGTAGATAGTTTCCTTTCAAAGACCTTTAATGATTTTCTGCCTATTTTTTTCACGCTTCTCAAATCTTGTCTCTTAGACTTATGAGATTTTCCATGAACTATAATTTCATTATATTCATCAAATGTGCTATCTAATACTTGATATTCATAAATACGAATATCTCCATTATCGCTAATAAGCAAATTAGTATAGAAGTCAGAACTCTCTTTATTTTTAATTGTAAAAGTATCTTCTGTTTGTATTAGAGTCTTATCTTTCTTTTGTAGTAAAAAGTTTATTGCTTGGAATAAACTAATACCGTCAAAATTAGGTGCTACAAATAGAGGGTAGTCCTCTCTTGTAATAGCAAAAGAGGTGTTTTGTTCTTCAAATAGTTCTTCTAATAGGTCTTCAGTTTCATTACAAATACTTACAACAGAACCAATCATAGCCCTTTTAGAACCAGTATCAATAGGTGATTCTCCACCAATAGTTAATGAAGTAATCTCAGAAACAGAAACTACTCCAAGAGTCTCTTTCATTTCACCCAAAGTTAATTCTTTTCCTATTGAAGAATTAGAATTGTAACTTAAATCGGTAGCATAAGTAGTCTGCCCATCACTCATACAATACCTACCACCTTTATCTAATAACATTGTATCTAATGCACCAACTTTAACAATAGTTTCTTGTGCCGATGAAAGATTTTCTATATCTACTGCAACATACATAGAAAGAATACCTTCATTATTTCCTTGTAAATCTCTATCACCCATAGCATTTTGTAATTGATAAGCGTTTATTCCTTCATACATAGAATCTTGATATGGTTTTTTAGTGTATTCCGAAGATAAAGTATTTAGTGAAATATTCTTTGGAGAGAACTCATATGTGCAAGTATGATTTGGTTGTAAGATTCTGTAATGGTCTGTGGCTAATGTTCTATCGGTTACTATAATGTGAGTTTCAGTGCCATTACTTCTATCTATTTCATGTGAAATAACATATGCAAGTGTTGTCGGAACAGACTCAAAAAGGCTTTTTGTATTATCAGCCGATAAACTACCAACTGTTCCATCATTAGCAACATATGAACCAATTGAAGATGCTAAATAAGTTCCTGTTAAATTAACAAACTTTAGCCATGTATGTTCTCCCGAAGCAGGAATAAAGTATCTTTTGATAGTAGTATTACCTGTAGCGGCATCTGTGCTGTTTAAGTAACTCACATTTATTTTTAATCTTGGTTTAAATGCTAACATAACTCCATCAGCAAACTTATTGTAATCTAATGTTCCTCCCGAAACTGTCTTTACTGATTCGTTTGTTTCTTTATCTGCGAATCTATCACTTAAAGCATATCCTATAATTGATAAATCAGTTCCAACAGTATCGCTATACATTGTTGCCCCTGTAATTGAAGCACCAACCATTCCAGCATCAGCCAAAGAAGTTCCATCTTCAATTGAAAATCTATCTAAGAAAACTGGTAGCCATGCTTTATTAAATAATTGAGCGTTTGCTGCGGCGGCTGTGCTTTCAAAAGTTCCTATTCCATCAAAAAGTTCTAAAATCTTTGAAGGATGATTTGAAACAGAAGCACCAGTTTGACCTAATGGCACATCAGGGTCTAAATCAATCGGAGAAAAGGTATTATGTTTTTTAGTATCATGGGGAACTGTGCTTCCATTACCTAATACTCTTCCATATTTTACAGCAAATCTTGTTCCATTATCCCCATATCCTAAAGAAGTAGCACTACTGCTAGTTTCAGTTCCAGCAAAATTGATTGCGGCACTTCTAAGCATATGTATTTCATCATCAAAATTAGTAAAAGAATCAGTGCTACCATGTCCTCTAATTAACGCTTTATGTTCATTAGAAGCAACAATTATTTGTTTTCCGGCACCATTATAATAAGCATTTCCATTTGTTTTAATTGCATCGGCAGAGCAAGTTATTACTGTAACTCCACCGGCTAAAGCAATACTACCAACAGTTCCAATAAAACGACCTTCACTATCAAGAATATGATTACCAACAGCAGTAGAAGAACTAATATTAGCATCATAGGTTATATCAGTTCCACTGATTGAAGCAATAGTTCCAAGACTAGTTATTTCTAAATGTGGATAGTAAAAAACTGGTAGAGTTCTATTTTTACTCGGTGGGTTTTCAGGGTCAAATTGATTAAATGCCCAATCGAAACAAAGTTCAGTAAGTCTCATTAAACCAAATCTGGTTAATGAAGAAAGAGTTTTTTCACTCGAAAGTATTGAAGAAGACGAATAGTTACCATCCTTAAAATTAACTGTTTTACTTACAGTGGCTTCATTATCTTTTGTCTCCGAAAACTCTACCAATGAGTTTTCTGTTAAAGCAAGTAAATTATATTTAGTAATATCTCTAGTAGTAGTATTTAATAAACTATCTTTTCTAGTAGATGAATAAGGAATTAAGTCAGAATTGACAAATAAAAACATTCTTGAAATTTTAGTATCGGGTTGCCATAATATATCTTTTGTGACATATGGTGTTTTTAAACTAGAGGTATTAGTATATGGGTCGGGCGGTAGTAAATATATTTCGGCACTATCAATGCTATTTGTTCCTCCACCATGAACATTTGTATCAAAAAACATTGAGCCGCTTGGTGGATAATAACCTCTACTTTCTATTAATGTTTGTAATCTCTTAACATCATCAGTTTTACCTACTCCTGTTATATTTTCTTTTAATCCACTATCTATATAAAAACCCGGATTAAACTTATAAGAAGAAGCATAATACGGAACTTTTGATGGCTTATCTTCATAATATCCTAAATTAGCAATTGTTCCATAACTACTATATGTTGGTTTGTGTTTATGAATAATTCCTTTTTCTAAGTTAATTATTCTATAATGCGGGCTTCCATTTCTATCAGTTAAAGTTTTTGAGAAAGAACCTCCACCATAATGTAAAGGCATATCAAGTAAAGAATAAGCACCATCAACAGAAGCAGTTGCATTTCTTGTTGGGTGTAATGGGCCGATTATTTTACCTCCATGTAAATGTGCGCCATTTAATAAAGCAAGTTCGTGAGTTAATTTAGTTGTTTCATTATAGGTAGAATCACCGGCTAAAGTAGTAATGGCAGTTCCAGAGTCAGTTGCAGGTAAATCTCTATCTACATATATTCGGACATTACTATTACCTCCAAAGAAATTTGCTTGAATAATATACCCAACAAAAGTTCCTGCTAAATAAACAGGGTTTCCATGAAATTTTCTTTTATCAGTTGTATTAGATAATACCGTAAAGGTTTGACAAACTATATACCTATCCCCTGCATTGATAGCGGCAGTAGTGTTTCCTAATGAGGTAGTAGTTCCAACATCTTGAGTATTAGCCCAATTAACTTCTACTCTGCCTAATGCCAAAGGGATATGTGGTGCAATCTCAACTATCTGATTTCCGTTTGATTCTTCAATAGATAATATATTAAAATCAATTAAAGTATTAATTGTATCAAAGGTAGCGTAAGATTTACTAGAAGCATTATCATCTAGCCTTGCTTGAAACAATTCATCTGATTTCATATTCTTTGCTTCACTTAAATAATATCCTCTTGCATTTGGATTTGCTGTATTTATTGATGAACCAGTAAGATTTTCGGTTTCAGCACCAGCAACTATTTTTGTTCCACTTTCAAAGAAAAGACCTTTATTTGCTGTTCCATATAAACTTGTAGAGGAACTTACGAAAGAATTGGTTGATAATGCTTTATTAAAAACAGTATATTTAGTTGATGCTTTATATCCTGCTTTAGTAGTAACTTCTCCTTTTGCTACCATTGTTAAAGCCGCCGCACTACTTGAAGTAAAATCTCCTGTTGCATTAACATCTCCCAAATAAACAAAACTACCACTTGCGGTTTTAGCAAATATTTTTTCTCCTGCTGTTAATGTAATATCCCCACTTACAGTCAATACAGCACTATCAAAAGTGGTAGTAAGATTTACTCCAAGTGCTGTTAATTTATTATATGGGCTGTTGGTAGAATAAACAATGTCTTTTGAGAATAATGTATTCTTTTCAATAATAGGGTCAAGTAGTTCTCTTAGTTTATCAGCACCATTGGCGAGCATGATTGTTTGCCCACCTTCTTTTTCTTGCCTTAATCGAGTTATTCTACCATTTAACTTTTCATTATATATGATATATTGTCCTGTCATTTGGTCTAATGCAGTAGCACTGTCATATGCTTGTGTAGCGAAAGATAATGTAAGCAAACCAGTTTCTCCAATGTATGAACTTACTTCCGCTTCTAATTGAGAAAACTTATCACTAATTAAAGAAACATATAAATTGTCTTGCCTACTGTCAAGCATTTTCATTCCAGTTAAAAGAGTTCCGTCTGTTGTATTCCAAGCCCTTCTATATACTATTGTATCAGCAGGGATAGAATTATTGCTACTAAGAATAGCCCAAGATGATTCATTTTCTGCTCTATTGCGTAACTTAAATCTTAATCTTGTAGATTCGACAGTATCTAAAATGTAAATAGTTGAACCTACTAATACTTCATCCCCAACATTAAAGTAAATTGTTAAGTCCACAGGAGTATTCATATCATATCTCGATTCGTTATCTCCATTTACATCTTTAAATGCACTTATTGTTACCCCTAATGAAACCCAATCATTAAAATCACCCCTATGAATCATGTGTCGGATTCTTAAAGGGTCGTGTGTATTTATTTTTTTAGAAAGTATTCTATAAGAATCTGCTATTTTTACTTCTGCAAACCCACTCTTTTTACCAATAGATTCTTCTATTTCTAAATCTACTATATTAGCCGTAGAATTATTTTTAGTTGGAGAATAGTCATAATGTAAATATCTTGTTGGGCCTTTAAACTCATAAGCAGCAGTATCGTTAATTAAATTATTAGTATCTCTTCTTGCGTTTGGTGCAAAAGTATCATAATCAGCATCATTTTGAGTTCCTAATGCTGGTGTTCCGCCACCACTTTCATTAAAAGTATAAGTTGCTATTGCATCTTGTGTTCTTAAATTATCTGAAATGCTAGCGTTTAAAGAATATTTACTGTAATCTACCACTACTTGCCCATAATTAGTAACGGTTACAAAAGTTACTTTATCTTGTGCTGAATTTAAAGTAACGCTTGAGCCATCTCCTTCTGCATGAACTCTCGCAAAATATTTAGTATTATGGTCTAATTCATCTTTTTTATCTAATGAATCAACAAACCAAAAGTGGGGTCTTGCTACATGTAATGAAGCCTTTAAGTCTTGCTTAATACCTGCTGAAAAAGCAACACCTTTTGAAGTAATTGCTGGCCCTTTGTATAACTTAAATTTAGTTCCTTGAGCAATTTCATTTCCTAATTTTGGTTCAAAGTCAAAAGAATCTCCTAATACATCACTTGTTTTAATCTCTGTAATTCTAGCAAAATGGTGTTTTAAGTGGTCGTCGGAATGAATTAAAACAAAGTAATAGTGAGTATTAATATTAGGTGAACCCGTTGCGGCATCTATCGTTGCTAAACTTACGCCCGTAGATGATACCGTGTCAAAACAATGAATATTATATCCTTTAGTCACTGATAAATTTTCATATTCTGCTTGAAGAGTTGCACTACTTATTACTTCATTGTATGCGCTTTCTTCGCTATCATCGGTATAAATAGCCGAAAATAAAACATCTCCTGTGGTGTAAGAGGTTGAACTTCTTTGAGTTGTCATCAATGGATTAGTCGGAACATCAAAATTGTATGCGGTTGTTGAACCTGCGGCAAAAACATCTAATGTCATAAGTCCACCTCTTCAAATCTAAAGTAAAACAATGTATCGTTATAATTTGGTAGTAAATTAGTAGTAGATGGAAACCTTCTACGAATAACAGAAGTTAAACACATTTCGTGCATTTCTCCCATAAATTGTTTATTAGTAATTGCAGTAAATCTACCAGTTGAACCACTACCTGTTGCACCTATAAATAAATCTTCATCTTCAAAAGAAAATGTTCCAGATTGCCCATGAGTTGCAGTTTTAACCAATAAGCCGTTTAAGTATATTCTTAATTCTTTAGGAGTTTCAGCATATGTGCAAGCAATATGAAATGAATTGTTGATATATGTTGGGTCGGCATAAGTCTTACGGAAAATGATGCTATCGTCAGCGATATTAGCCCCGTATGCGCTCGATAGTGTGATGGTGTTGGCTGATGTGTCCGTCGAATTGACCGTTCCTATAGAGGTGAAAGTGAAGCCATTCTGTATGTATAATTGCTCTCCGGCTGTAATCGTATTGGCATCTACTGAATCACAACTAAGTGAAGTTCCACCCGAAGAAAAAGCACTACTTAGTTTTGCGGCAAAATCATATTCAATCCTTCCTTCTTCGTTAAAACCACCATGTAAATCATTATCATTTGAATATACCCATGTTCTATTTCTAGTGGGTAAAATAACAGCACTATCAGTTAAAAACTCTTCAACTGCCCCACTACTTAATTTGATTCCTACTAATATTTTATATTCAGCAGGTTGATTAGCAGTTGTTGTAGTAGCATTCTTTAATGAAACATAGAAATTAGTGCTAGAAAATATTCTCATTTCATGTGTAATCGCTTCGGCTACGCCTAAATATTTTTCGCTTTGGTAATTAGACAAAGTAGATTCATGTCCACTATTGGGCATAACCTTTGTTGATGCAGTAAGTGTTCTTCCTCTCAAAGTCGTATTAAAAGCACCATTTATATCATAAGGTGTAACAATAGATTCAAAAGTAAAATCTCCACTATGCGACCAAATGCCATATCCTACATCATCAGCCGAATCCGGCACATTATCCGAGTAATCTATTTTAACATGCCCATTACACATAACAGGAAAAACCAACGCTCGTTGTTTTCCTATTAAAGTATCATACATTTAATCACCTCAAGGAACAACGGATGCTACTTCAAATTCTAAACTAAAAGATAAATCGTGAGATTCGGCTTCAAAATTAGTAGAAAAACTTCTTACAAATCCAGTTAATCCCGTATCAGTAGAAGAATCAGGAAATACTGAAAATGGACTCGGAACGCCTTTATTATCTTTAGAGTTTGACCCACCTCTTGAACCAAATGTTAATGGTATTAAAGTTCCTGTGCTTCTATCATTAGTATTTATTCCTGCTCTTGCAGAATAACTACTACTCACAAAAGAAGGCATTAATACTACTAATTCTGAAAAGGCTTGGTTTTTAGCAAAACCTGTTGAATCAACACCTGCCGCAATCATTTGAGCAACTTCATGTGCGGTAAAAGTTAATGTTGTATTTGCCCCACCAATTGTTTTTGTAATTTCAGTATCGTTAATAAAACCACTTAATGAAACACTTTTACTAGCCATTCCTAAATCTAATGCCGCAGTAATTGATTCACCTGCCGCCACACCAGATAAAGGAACAGGAAACGCCGGAATTGTTTTAGTTACAGATATAGCAACGCTAGTAACCTTTAAAGGAATGGTATTTATAGATAAATTACTTCCATTGAATGCTTGAGTTTTAAGATATACATATGACATTTAATCACCCCATTGTTCTCGAAGAGCCGCTTCTATTAACTTTCATATTAATCATATTACTTAATTCATTTGCTATTCTTCTCATTTCTGCTTTAGAAGTATCTTTCGCATTGATAGTAATATAGTTATTGACGGTTGTTCCACCCATCATTCTATTTGTTTGATAATTTGTTTTTACGCTTGCCCCCGCAGGTAAATTAACTAATTCCGGCCCTTGTTCTCCAACAAGGGTCATTCCTCCATGAGAAGTTCCTCCCATAGCCTTTCCTGTAATGGCTTTAAAGAATCCTTTGTTTTGTATATCGTCTTTTAGTGCATTATAGCCCTTTCTAACATTTCCCTCTGCATCTAAAGCACTGAAAATTTTTCTCATAAATTCTAAAATTGAACCTAAACCATCTCTCATCCAAGATTTTGCGGCTTCTGTTTTTTTACTAAAGTCAAAGAACCCTCGAATTACTTTGAAAAATTCTGTAAATCCATAGATTATATCATTTTTCGCTTTAATAAAGAAATTAGTAATATCATTAACGAGAGTATCGAAGAAATGCACAACCGTATTTAAAGCATTATTAATTTTATCTTCTATATCTTGGTAATAGTCACCGAATTTTTTATCCAACCAATATGCAACTGAAAACAATGCCGCTAAAACAGCAATTCCTATTAATATTGGTAATGCAGCAGCCGCAGCAAGCGATAGTGCTAATCCAATTAAAAATTGTATTACAATTAGTGCAACAACAACTAGTGCTACTTTCATTAATATATCCATTACTTTTTTTCTGAAAGCGGGGTCTTTATAAAACTTATATACTGCATCCATCAATAAATCAAAACCAGCAACTAAAGCAAGGAAACCAGCATCCCATAAAACTTTACCAAGTTTAATTAATATGTCAATTCCATCATCTACGAACATCCCTAAATAGTCTAATGCTTTTTCATAATCTCCATTAATGAAGGATGAAACTAATTTCCACCCAAGTTTAAGCCAATCAAATACCATATAACCTAATACTTTAATTTCATCTATTACTCCAAACTCTTCTAATATTTCATAATATCTCTTTAAATAAACTAATATAACAAAGAATCCTGCTATGGCTAACATTGACATAATTAAATACTTAAATGCCATAGACATGATAGGTTGGAGTTTCATAGTAAATTGTCTCATTTTCATTCTAAATTTAATTGCCCCTTTAGAAAATGGATTAAATGCAGTATAAATTAATTTGGTAGATTTAGTAACTAATAGTAATGGTGCTAAAAGCATTTTTGCACTCTTTAAATTATCAGTTACTCCTTTTGCATTTGCTCTTGCGGCATCTCTTCTTACTGCTCTACCTGCACCTAATTGGTCGCTTTTTTGAGCATATCTTTCTTTTATGCCAGCACCAAATGAAGCCATTCTTTTACCAAAAAAACCTTTACCTTTTTCTTCTGCTTTCATTTTTGCTAATTTTTTTGCATCTTTAACTCTATTATTATCAAAAGCATATGCTATTTTTGCTGTTTTTTTGATGGCTAATTGCTCTTCTTTAATCAAAGAGTTTCTATTGTTCATAAACTTTATTGCTCTAAGCATCGCTTTTTCTGTATCGCCTGTTGCTTGAAATACGCTTTGGTATGCTTCTGTATATTTTAAAGATTCTATCATATCATCATCTAAATTACCAGTTGATGTAATCAAAGCCATTTGGTTATCATTAACATCTTTCATTACTTTATTTAACTCTTCATAACCTTTAATTTTGTCTAATAATTTCTGTGCTTCTTTACTATGGGCTTCTGCATTTGCTTTTGAGCGAGTTTCAAAACCAGCCAAAATAGATAGATATGCTCTTATTTTGTTCTGTGTAGACCATAAAGGCGTTCCAGAAACTAAACGACTAAATGTAGTCCAAGCCTTACCTGCGCCTTCTGTGCTTGCCGCCGCAGAAGTAAGAGTTTTTGTTAATCCTTTAAACTCAACACCGGCTCTAATTGTTCCAGTTCGGAGAGTATCTAAACTATTTATAACAGTGGACATATCATCTGACATGTTGTTTCCTCTCCATATCTTTTTGCATCTTTTCCATTTCTTCCGCCTTTATGGTTTCAAATGTTATGTGAACTGATAATAAATCTTTTACTAAATGTATTGGCATTTTATAAACTTCTAATGGGCTTATTGCTAAAGCCTTTGATAAAGAATAAACGGTTACTAAAGACATTACATCAGGGGAAGATTCTTTGCCCCTAATGCAATCTCTTATTCTTCGTTTTTTTCTTCATCCTCCTGCATCATAGACATAGGATTAGGAAGTATTTCTTTTAATTGATTTCCGATATATGGGTTTATTCTAAGCATATCGAGAGTCGAGAGTGTGGGTTCAGTCTTTTCAATAAAGTTTTCAATCATGTATCTATACATGGCTTGTAAGTCAATATCTAAAGACTGTGTTCTTTGGTCTATTTTCATTACTGAATTAAGTGCTTTCTCGGCTTCAAGCCAAGTCGGTTCTTTAATCCAGACTTTTAAATATTCATCGGATTCGGGAGACACCTTAACAAAGTGTTCCTTCGCATCTGTAAGTGCAAATAAAGCACTCTTATCTGTTACTATTTTCTTATTATTTAACATATTATCCACCTTCAAAAACCAACAAACAAACAAACGGTGTGTTGGTGGAATATGATTACTCTAATTTAGAATCCTTTTTTGGAGTCTCCTTTTGAGTATCTTTCTTAGCGGGTTTCTTTTTAGAAGCCGCCTTTAATCTTTCTTGAATTAAAATTCTCTTTTCTGCTTTTGAAACCATTTAATCACCCCTGTAAAACCCAATGTGTTTTAACTGTGCAAGAGTTTAAAGTTCTCGGCATAACAGTTCCTTCTACTGTAATTGGGCCTTTATCATCAGGTATAGTAAAATTAGCAGCACTTAAATAGTAATCTTGTAATTTAATTAAAATTTGTTCACCGTTGGCTTTATCGAATTGTAAAGTAAGAAGAGTTGAAGCAGTATCATCAACTTCTGTTTGATTTAATAACTCTTCAAATAATTTGTCATCAGTTACCATAGCGGTAAAAGCAACTTCATAGTTTCTTTGTGCAGGAATGCCGTCTTTAATTGACTTATTACCTACACCAATGAATCTTTTGTCTTGTAGATTATTGTTAATTGTAAGAGTTAAGTTTGTAACTTTCAAAAACTGTTGCCCAAAAATACTAAACAACCCACTTGAAAAGAAGAAAGGTTCTAAAAACTCTGCATCGCTGTCTGTTGTGCTTGTATCATTAGCATGTTCAAAGTTAAATAGTTGGCGATTATCAGAAATACCGCCTCTTGCTTCATAAGATTCATCTTGGTCTAATGTGTGAACTGCTCTTGTATTTAAATCCAAAGTCATTTTAACTTCTTCATTTTCATTAGCGGTCATTGTTAAAGTATTAACACGGTTTCCTCTAGCAATACGAACAAAAGTAGTGTCTTCGGAAGCACTTGCAGTATTAGTAGTTAATGTAGTAGATTTAGCCATTGTTTGTTCCAAAGCAAAAGAAGGTAGTTTTTCTCCATTTGCTTCACCAAAAGTATAAGTAATTGGATTTGTTATTGCTGTGGCAGTTGATGTTGCTCTATTTAATAATTCTGTATTTGATGCTACATCAAATCCTTGAAGTAAAGGTGGAGTTAAAGTATTTGAACCTCTTGCAGTTTTATAGAAAATTGGGCCTTGTTCTAAAAATTCACTTGAAGTAATTGTTCCTGTTTCAGCACCACCATTGGTAGTATCAAGATAAACATATCTCCTATCATCAGCATTACTCAATGAACCATGAGCATTTAATAAATCAGTAGCGGGCTGTGCTTCAAAAGTAGCAACAATTTGTGTGCATTTTCCTAAAGCATAATATAAGAAAGCACCGTGATTGGCTACTAATGCTAAGTTTCCACCAGAAGCAGTTTCAATGCCCTTGTATTGATGAGTAAAGTTTCTTGAACCACCAAGAGAAAGATTCATTTGTTTCATTTCTACTTCTACATTCGGGAAAGAAGAAGTTTCGAGAAGACCGAGCCAATTATCAGCATTTAATCTTTTAACTGCTGAATTTTTTTCTCCGACACATGGCGCACCATATCCTCTAATGTGAATAAAGTCACCATCAGCCAAAGTATGCCCATGAGCAGGACTTATAATTAAATCCTTTTCAGTATTTGAAGTAACAGTATGAGTAGAAATAACAGTTGTTGCACCGCCAGCGTCATATAATTCAACTATACAACCTGTGTATAAATTAGTAACCATTAAAAAATGTGCTTCCCAATCATCGTGCGCTCTTAATGTGGTTGTAGTGCTATTTGAGTGGTCTAATGGTATATACAAATCCACTTCGGGAATCATAGTTAAACTGGCTTGGCTTCCTAAAAATATATCTTCTGCTGACATGTTATCTCTCTCCTTTCCTTTACAAACTTACTAAGGGAGTGTTAATGCGAATCTTTTTGCTTCTATTGTTAATTTATAGCCGAATAAACGCTTACTACGGTCATTACTTTCACTTCTTGAACCAACAAATAATTGATTAAACTTAGACCCATCACTCGCAGTATATCCGGTTCGGCTACGCTCAAGTGCATGACGAGCGACCAAGTATAAAGCCCTTAGCCTATCTTTACCAAAATCGGCATCTGTTCCGGCTCTTTCATCGTGAATCGTGCGTATGTGCATAGTAAATGAGTATGTTTCATTCCTAACATCAAAGTGAACAGTGGGGTATTCAAGGCTTTGAGAGTCTTCAAAAAAGATAATGACATCTTTTGCAGTTAAATCGTAACGAACACCTTTATTCTTTTGTAATGTTCTTACATCAACAAAGTTAGGAATAGCCACATGGTCGGCTGTAATCGTTCCCGCACTTTGTAAAGTAGTAGCGGAAGAAGACCAATTGCTACTTACTAAATCTATGAGAAGGCTGACTTCATCCATTTATTCACCTCTTCTTTCATATTAGCATTATATTGTTTTATAAAACTTTCTTGAGCATATTGCATTACTTCTTCATCACTTAAAGATATATCAATTCCTAAAACTTCAGATAGTTCTTGAGTTGCTAATTGTCTTTCTTTTTCTATTGCTAAAAACTTTTTAAATTCTCGAATTTGGAGCAACGCTAAAGTAGTTTTCATCAAAGACCACCAGAAGAAGACATTTGTTGTTTTTTCCTTTTAAGATTTTCTCTTTGCGTTTTAATACTTTCTTCAAGATTTCTTCTTTCTACATTTTTAGGTTTATAATATTCATAATCTTCAACATTTCTAAATCCTGCTTTTTTAGCACCCCTTCTTTGAAGTGCGGCTTTAACTCTACCACTAAGATTTTTCTTTTGTTTTGGTGTTGCGCCTTGTAATTGGATTTTTTGTTTCGGTTTATTTTCTTTAATTGATTTAATATTATCGGGTAGAGGAGTTCTTTTATTAGTTGAGACATTAGATGATTGTTGATTTTCTCGCTCTTCTCGTTGCAATTGCCTCTGTTGATTTAAGTCTTGACGAGCCTCTAATTTCTTTTTTCTTGCTCTTTGTTCCGGTGTTAATTCTTTTTTTCCTTCAACCGGAGGTAAAGTAGGAGCAGGAGGAACATTTGCTATTTCTTTTTCTTTTCTCGCTTTCATTCGTCTTTCTAATTCTCCCGCAGGTAATATGTTTTTTTGTATTATATTAAACCATTCCATAAAATCACCTTCAATCAAGTAAGAAAACCAAGTCGGACTTGCCCTTGAGTATATCATCTGCTTCCTTTTTCAGTATATCATACTTTTCCTTCGTTGAGATATTACCACCAGTTTCAGCAATTAAAATTGTTTGGTCGTCATGTCTAAGTAATTCAGCCGCAACTAACATAGTAGCGGCTTTATGTATTGCAGACGGAACACGACTACTACCTGCAATATAGGTGCAAATGATTGAATTTTGAGTATGGTATGGATAGTCTCTTAAAAAGAAAATACGCCCTTCATCTCCTATTGCCCAGAATGAACCAAGTCTCTTCATATCTTGCATGTCGGTGAACGCAACCGACGAAGTATTTGATGTTTGACCCGCTTTATCGGTGATGGTGATGGTGCAATTTGAGCCATCTTCACCTGCTAAAAGGCTAGAAATGTTCACTTTGTTGCCGTTATCGGGGTCAGTAGAAGCATAAAAGAAATCTCCTATGTTAAGGCTATTTGGCGAAGACTCCAATATTTTATCTCTTGTTGCGCCTGTAAACTGTGCTGTCTTTGAAGGGTATTCTTCGTTGATTAAATGACAAATCTCTTGAGCAGTTGTTTTTGAACCAAAGCCATTATGAAAAGTATTATGTGCGGCTAAAGAACCTTCAGCGTGATGATATAAAACCCAAGAATCACCACTATTAGGTAATTGTAATGTAATGCTTCTTAAATTTTTATATCCTGTTGGGTCGAGAGTTAAACTCGCTTGAGCAGAAGCAAGTTCTTGATAACTGTTTCCTTGCCAAACTTGTAGTGAAATTACTTTCTTTAGTTTTAAAGTATCTAATTGAACAAAGCCTACATATCCACCATAGTATGCTTGCATAGGGTGTCGAATAAATTCAAAGTTATGAAATTCATTTCTGTAAATAATTGGCCTATAAGAACGCTTTACCTTATCATCAATCATTCCTTCTATGTTTTTAATAATTGCACCAACTTGTGCTTGAGTTGGATAAGTAGAACTTGAAAATGCTGGTATTTGTAGCATATCTGCAACTGCTCCTTTATCAGTATAATAACCACTACCTGTTGAGTAATCAACATTTATTGCTGTATAGTCGCTTGGGGAGGATGCAATTGCCATATTTAAACACCTTCTAATAATGAGTTTTGTAGAGTAGTAAGACCTCTTTTAGTTGAATCAATAAAAGCCTTTGCGCTTTTAATAGCAGTCCTGTCATAACTTTTACCATATGTAGCCCTTGACATATCTTTAGTATCTAATCCAATATTTGCTGCTTTTGTTTCTATTTTATGAGTAGCGTTCCTTAAAGATGGAGATTTAAAATCATATGTAACTTTAGTTGGTTTATCCTGTTTATCATATATGTCTTTTCCCTTTTTGTCCTTCTCTCCAGTTTTATATTTTACATATTTAGTTGTAGTTTTTTCTACCTTTAATTCTATTTCATATAAAGTTTTTAAGTCTCTAAGTAGAGAAGAAAAAGTTGTTTTAATAAAACTAGGTAATTGCATTTTATATGCTTCTTTTGCACCTTTATTAGATAATACTCTTGGTGAAGCCCCTCCGCCTGTTTTTGATTCTAATGCTTCTAATTTTTCTTCAACGAAGTTATCCATTCTTTCTTTAAAACCTGATAGTTCTTCTTTTTTTGCTTCAATTTCTTTATTGACATACTGTTTAAGTTTTTTAAGTTCGCCAATATAAGTTTTGTAAAGGTTAAGTAATTTTGTTGTATTGCTTTTAGTTTTACCTATTTCTTTAAACATATTTTCAAGTCTAGTTAATGTTTGTTTGAAATCATCTACATTAGAAAACGAATTTAAAAGAGTAATTTTTTTACCATCCACTTCTCCTACATTATTGATATAATTAAAGTCTGGAGTAATAAAGTCTCCTTTTTTTGTTACTAAAACTTTTTCACCTTTTTTTCTTTTGAGAGTTTTAGTTTGTTTTTTACCATTAACTATTCTTGAAACTTTAACTTCATCTTTATAAGCGTGTTTTGAAAGAGGACTAAAAAACTTATTATTGAACTTAATTTCTTTGGGTGTGAACTTAGTTTCATAACGGCCTTTTTTTGCTCTTTTTCCAATTTCTAATTGGTTTTTAATTCTTTCGAGAGTTCTTTCATAAGCACCTTTAAATGAAAGAACTAAGTCTTCTGCTTCCGCATTAGTCAATGTTTTTTCTAAAGTCGGAATGTTTAACTCTTTCCAATCACCAGCATAATTTTGATTTAAAAATTGCTCTTCATAAAAATATTTACTTTGATTAGTTCCAGAACTAAGCAAACTACCTCCGGCAATTTCGGCTTCTCTATATGATTCTCGGTCGTCTTTAGAGGTAGTTTTAATATTCCTTCTACCAACTTTTCTAGTTTGCCTACTGTCCATTAAAGCAATCGGGGCAAATCCTAATTTTTCAAGAACAGCAATTTTGCTATTTTCTTTTGGATTTTTTGGGTCATTAAAATCTATTTCATTAAATTTAATTGACCTCAATTCAATTATTACTTTCTCCCCTTTCTTTTTATTTAATGTTTTTGTGACAACATTAACCTTAGTGCTTTTCCTGCCTTCTTTTCCAACAAATGTTTTATACTTATCGAATTGAGCATCAGTAAGACCTGCTTCTCTATTCTCTCTCGCTTCTTTAACACTGTCAGGGTTCTTAACAACCTTAGATACTAAAGAAGGATTTGATAAATCTGCAAATGTTATGTCTTTACCATTCTGAGCAGTTAATAATCCAATTGCTTTTTCTCCAGAAGGGCTTAATTCAATTTTATATTTTGTTAAAACTTCCGATACTTTAGCAGTATTTAATTGTTCTACCGCTTTATTGTATGTTGTAACATACTCTGTTTTTATTTTACTTTCCCAATTAAGAGGATTAACCTCCGCCATTTCTTCTAAAGAAAGTTTTTTAGGAATGCTTCTATATGATTTGTCTTTTGATGTAAGATAATTTCTAAGCAAAAACAAAACCATTTCTTTTTGGATAGTATTAATATCCAAAGAGATTTCTTGGCCTGTTCTTGCGTATTTAATCTTCAAGGTTAATCAACTCACATTAACCATTTAGCCCAAGCCGCACCTTTTTGAATTGCTGAACCTAAATGTAATCCACTTGAAGGTGCTTCATAACTCATTTGCCCCGTTTGTGGGTCAATCCAATAAGGCCGACCATATCCGTCATTTCCACTTGGAGGAATAGGATAGCCCGAACCGTTATTCATAGCGGCTTGACCTTGCATAAATTGTTGTTGGTTTCCGGTTAATCCGGCAATTGCCATACCTGCTGATGGTGCAGTAGCCCCCATTTGACCGCCCATTTGACCGCCATTGAAACCTTGAGATTCAAGATATTGTTGCTTCGCAAGTTTGCGTTGATTTACTACTTCTGTGTTAATTGCTGATTGAAGAATCCTTTGAATATCTAAATCAATGTTCTCTTGAGTGATTCTTTCATACTCTCTCATGGCATCAGCGTCAATTGTCATTTTTGAACCATTGACTGTAAAAGATAATTTACCTAACATTTGACTTACTACTCTTTCAGTAACATCTTCCATTAACTTCTCAAAAGTAGTTAAAAATTGTTCACCATGATATTGAAAAAACTCTTCTACATGATTATCCTGTAAAGAAAGTAAGTTATTAACTGTTTTGAATTGTTGGTCGCCTTGCGCTGTTACTGCACTCATTACTGTTTTATTGCTTGTTCCCCATACCATAATTATTCCACCTTTTTAGAGTTTGTTACAATTGCATTAAGTCTTACTGTATTAACTTCTATTTCTGCAATTAGCCTTATTACTTCGGCCATCTCTGTCTCATTATCCTTGACTACGGGTGGACTTATAACCCATCCGGTTGATGTCAAGGAAAGAATGTCTTGTTTAGATAAAGTAGTTATTGGCCCACTCTTTAACATTTGAGGAACTTTAGGTCGAGGAATAAATGCTTTAAAATCTAAGCCGTGTTCATCTGCTAAAATCTGCTGTTGTAGCATCTCCATTTGTTTATGAACACCTGCATGTTTTGGGCAATAAGTTCCTCTCATTGGTCTTCCTTTAGTAACATTATCTAAAGGAATAGGTGGCCTTAAATAATCTCCCGATTCCCAAATATGGTGCATTCCACAAACAACACATCTGTCTTTTAAATTAAATTTATAACCATATTTAAAAATGAATTTTTTCTTTTCTGGTAATAGAACCTTTTTAATTTCTTTTAATTGTTTCTTAGGTTTAAGAGCATCAAATGTATATTCTTCAATAGAACCTGCGGCTCTAAACTGTTGTAGTTTTGGTAAAAATAAATTTTTTGCTTGTGGGCTACTTATTAAATTCGGTTGTTGATACATAGTTATTCCTCTTTTTTTCTTACAATTCCCATTCTAAATCATCTAATCCTCTTATAAATAATCTAAGTGAATCATAATTTTTTGAGTTGGTGTTAAACTTATCTTTCTTCCATTTATTATATAGCATTTCTACAACCTTTGCTTTTTTAGTATCTTTTTTAATATACTCTAATATATTTTTTTTATTTATTTCTCTTGCATCGTGCTTTAGTATATTTTGCCACATAATATCAGTAGTCCTTTATTAGTGTAGTTATTCCTTTGTAAACCATTTCGGGGTCGGACTTTGCTGATACGATATATTTAAATGTCGGTATTCCTTTATCATTTAATTGTCTCATTCCATACTTAAATGGTTCGTAAATATCATGCTTATCAATTGATTGTCCTTCTCTTAGTGGGTATTTTTCTCCCCATATATCATATTTATTTGCCCAAATACTTACTGCCATAGGATAATCTACTTCTTTTTTTCTTTTACCATTAGGCCAAATGTTTGCTGTAATCGTATCTACTAAAAATTTCCATGCTAATTGATGGTCTAAGTTTGATGGTGAATCTAAATGCCTATGGTCTATCATAAAAATAATGTATCTTACTTTACGAGTTTTCATATCTTTTACCCATTCTTTCCAATACATCGCTTCTCCGCCAATATCTGCGCTTTTTAATGTATGAGAGTCTCCATCAAATTTAATTACTTTTCTACTTGCTCTTTCAAGTCCAACTGTTCTTTTGTTAATTTGTTGCACTTCGCCTCTTGTTCTTAACTGATGACTTAAAGTTGTTTTTCCAACCATTGTTGCCCCATAAACTCCAAAATTAATAGCATGTATTCTTTTGTAAAATGATACTACTGCTTCTGTAATCAAGATGGCAAATCCTGCCATTACTGACATTTAATGACCTCCAAACATAGACTTAACAAAAGAAATCAAAGAACCCATAATATTGACATCAAAAACACCCATTATGTTTCCTATAAGTAATGCTGATAATGTGGCAAAACTGCCCCAAAACCATGCTCTCATTCGCATAAAGAAAATATCAGCAGAATGCGCTCTTGATTGATTGTATGCGTAATCCGAGTCGGAGAATCCCATTATATCTCCAAGAACCAATTAAATCACCTCATTGTTGAATAGTAGCCAAAAACTCGTTTGGTATTTGGCTCTCTTCAAATGAAGCGGTTGGAGTTTCGGAAGGGAAGGTATTATTCCATGCTTCTCTTCTATTTACTCCGTATTGTTTCATACTTTCACGAAGTTTTTGTTTAATTTGTTGTTCTCTTGCTACACGCTGAAAGTGAGATTCAATTTGTCTATCAAGCAATCTAATTTCAATTCTATCATTAAGAGACAAGTCAAACAAGGCTTTCATAACCATAATTCCACCAACTGTAATCAATCCAAATAGAACTGAATGGGCTAGTGGGCCATAAGGAAAACTAAGGCCATAAGCCGAGTAAAAATAAACATTTGCGCCACTGACTGTTCCGACAAATAAAATTGTCATAACTAATCGAGTATCATTATTTAATGCCGCCATTAAATCACCTCAAGAGTATTCAACAGAAACTTCCATAGCACCGGAGACTTCTTGAACATAAAGACCATTCATGCACAATACACCGTGCATGTCAAATTCGGTTAATGTATCAGGAGCCATAGTTAATCTCGCTATTTCTTTTCCACTTGCGGCAATATTATCAAATATTTTAATTACCGTTGGTGCGCCAACAGAACAAGCATGGATTGAAACCAATTTTACTTGACCTGTTACTACTAATGTGCTTGCGGTTAAAACACCGCTACTTCTACAACCTGCTACCATAAATCTCACTTCGCTATTTGGAGGAAGTCGCCCCCTCCTATTTAATGTGTCGGTTTAATTACTTCTTTAAAGAAGACTTAGGCTTAGTTTGAGCCTTTGGTTTCTTAAGAGAAGGTTTTGGTAAAATTGTTCTCTTAGGAGCAGGAAGTAACTCTTCAAGCAATTGCTTACTTGATGAAATTTCTTTACCTATTTCCGTAGAAAAGACCTGTAAAAACCTTTCGTTTAATTCTAACAATTCGTCTTTATCTTCTTCACCAAAAACAAAGAAATAATTTGGGTCAGAAAGACGAGTAGCCGCCCATTTTAGCGGAACGGCTACTGCGTCTTCCCTTGTAATTTCTTGTTTTGGATTGATGTAAAGCCGACGAATTGATGAATTATCACTCAATCGAACTGTTACCATTCAATTCACCTCAAAGGTTGCCATAAACACGCATTCGGACTGAACCACCATTAGCGTCGTTTGCCGCAGTATCGTTTGTTCCGTCTAAACTTGTGAACATCAGTGCTATTGAACTATTAGATTCATAAGCCCCTGTTGCTGAACATTCTATCTGTGCTTGTAGTCCATTAGCGTTATCATGCCCTGTAATGACTGCCGCTGTAATTGTTGATAAACCAAAAGAAGAAGCAGGTATTACTGAACCTGCCGCTACTATTGAACTTACATCAACTAAAGCATCAACCACATATTCATCGCCAACTACTTTAGGCCGTGTAATTCCTTTATGGTCGCCCAATAAGGTTACTGTAAATGCTAGTGCCAATTAAAACACCTCACTGTCCGATTGCTTGGAAATAAACAACATCGCCGCTAGTGCATTTAATTGCTACATCACCACTAGCAAGTGGTAAATCAGCATTAACAGTAGCCGCATTTGCTTCTACTGCCGCACCTTTATGGGTAAAAACTAAACTTTCTACTAAAGAAAGTCCTGTTTCAATGTTACCATCGGTTCCGTCTGTTGTCGTTTGTCCTGTTACGATTTTTCTGTTTCCTTCTAAATTCATTTCTAAATGTATTACTGTTGCAAATGCCATTCTTAATCACCTCATTGTATGTTTGTTATTTTTCCTTGTCCTTTGAAGAATGAACAACCAACTTCACCAATTGTTCGGTAAAGTGCTCTATTGCCCAGTGTTCCAACACCAAATGGATTTCCGTTTGCGATACCATCTTCAAAGTATTGAGTTGGTTTCATAACAGATAGCCATAAATGGTCTGTATCAAGGAAAAGCATATCACTTAGTTTGGATGAAGCCGCACCAGTAGCGGTCATATCCTTAACAGGAATCAAAGGAATATCGTAGTATGTTGCTACTCTAAATCCAACTTCTTGACCCTTTGTTCCTCTTACACCATTAACGGTCGGAACAATCTCTTTTCTATCCATAAAGCGTTCTTGGCTTTGTAATAGGTCAGCAAGGGCTTGAATGGTGTCATATCCAGTTAGAATAACCTTTGGTGAACCACCAGCAAGTCGCAAGTTGCGAATCATGTTGTTTAGAAGAGTTAAAGTCAAAGAACGAACATTACCTGCGGTATAATCAGTTCCGAAATCAACTTCTGCATCTAAGAAAGAAGCGGCACTAAATCGCTCACTACCGTAAATCTTTCCTAATGCGTTTGAAGCGGAAGTAGTATCAGTAGCAAGAACTCCACCATCAATTAGGAGTAATTCTGCTCTTGATGTAATAACCTTCAACAATGATGAATAGTTGTTACCAATGTTAGGCATAGCGGAAGATTCACCATAATGTTGTAATGGCATAACTAGCATCTTGTTTTGGACTTCAGCGTGGTGCTTGCCCATATCTTCACGCATTTGCGCTCTAATATCGCCAATACCATCATCAATTTGAGCCATCTCCATAGCCAATTCGCTGAAATCGAATTGATGTGCAACAACTTTTGGACTCATGTTTAATTGAGCATAAGTTGGTGCAATTGGGCCTAATCCATCTTGAGCAGTTGAAAGGGCCGCATTCTCAGGAACACCACCAATCATATCTGCTCTTGGTGAATCCGAACCTAATTCAGCAAGGTTTTCTGTTCCGCTTGCATCAACAGTGAATAAGTTGCCACTTCCGCCAGCAGGTCGGCTTTTCAATACTCTCCAACCACTTGAAGAATAAGGTCTTTTTGAAATCATCGAAAGTGCATTGACTTCTCGGTTTAGCATAGACCAAACCTTTTGTCCATAAACGATGTTGTATAATGCTGAAACATCGGAAACTCCACTACCGGACAAAGATGGAGAACCATCGTGTCCTGTGTGAATACCTCCGACCATACCTGCTTGCTTCAATAAAGCATTACCGGCTGGTAGATTGTTAATTCCGTATGTTTGCGCTTCTAAGTCTCTAATTGTGTTAATATATCCTGTCATTTTAAATCACCTCAAATGTTGTTCACCATCTTATGAATATCCGACCACTCCATTTCTGAAATGTCTTCTAATGATGGGAGTTGTATAGTTGCTTCTTCTTGAGCCTTAATGATTGAATCCTTCTCAGCAGTCAAAGACTTTCGCAATTGAGTAAATTCTTCCTTTAATGAAGAAATTTCACTTGCAGCGTCATATTGAGACTTTGCGAGAACATTCTCACGGTTT